CCCCCAGCCGATGCCATAATTTTCATTGCGCCTGCAATAGCGATTAATGCAATACCAGTAGATATAACATGTTTAGCATTGCCTGTAAGATTTGTAAATGTTGCAATCTCTGCGAGTAATATACCAATACTTGTAAGACCTTTTCCAATCTCACTCCACTGCATAGAACCAAAATCTTTGCAAGCGGATGCTAATACTTTTATAGCAGCTGATAGCACAAGAATTCCCGTTGCTGTTGATACTGCTTTTCCACTAAATTTAGCCGTATTCAAGAATAAAGCTATTTCTGCCATTAGGACACCTACTCCAGTAAGTCCCTTGCCAAGTTCTCCCCAACTAAGTTGCGATATATCTTTGCAAGCGGATGCTAATATCTTAACAGCTGTTGCCAGGAATATAAGATTAAACGCCCCTTTTGCAATTGTCTTTTCATCTTTTGAAATAACTTTTGCAACTCCCGCCAATACGCCAGAAATTACTGTAATACCGGTAAGCCCTTTAGCTATCTCATTCCAACTCAAAGATGCAATCTTTTTCAATGCTGATGCAAGAATTAGCACCGAAACTGATAATCCCAACATAATTGTAACTGTCTTTGTTGCTTTCTTAAGATCGCCGCTTATCTTTGTAAAGATAGCCATAGATGCCATAAGTTCTGCAAATAATCCTGTTAATGCGGTAATAGCTGATGCTAATTTTGCAGAGTCAATAAGTGAAAGCACAACAATCGCACCAGTAAGAATTGCAATTGCACTGGCAATCTTAATCAAAGTTCCCGCTTTCAATTGTGTCTGATATGCTTCAAAGCAACCTCTAACACTGTCAAGAATCCCCTTGATTTGGTCTGTTAGTTTCGTAACATCACTCACAGCATCTGTTATTCCTTTAAGGAATTTATTGATTCCAACCGCAATTCCAGCTAATGAAATTCCGCTGAGAACATCGAACACACTTGAGAAATTGATATCGCTAATGTCTTCTACAAATCCACTTGCAAGAGTCTTCATTGCTTTTGCAATACCAGTTCCAATAGTCTTTACCCCATCCCATAATGCCTGGAGTACTTGTAAAAACTTAGAATTTTCAAGTGCCTTACCCATTGCACCGATTGCAATTTCAACACCGCTTCGCATTCCGTCAGCAGCTTCTCCAACTTCTGACATTCTTGCATGTACTCTTTCCAGAACAGAATGAATAACTGCAAATCCACCAGTATCATACTTTTGCTTTATAGCATTTGCGAATCTTGTGACCGCATCAACCGCCTTATCAATTAAATCTGTTGCTACTGCCACACCCGTTTTTATGCATTTAATCACTGTCTGTATAGCGATATTAAATATGTCTGTTTTCTTGATAGTTTCATCAAGTTTTACAAGCCAATCTCCGAAGCGAGCTGTTACAGATAAAATAGAACCGGCTAAATCACCAGTCCCTCCTAATAGAGAGCCTACTCCTTTTGCAACTGCTACGAATGCCTGCTTAACAATGTCAATTACTGCAAACAAACCCTTGAATGTTCTTTTCAAATTTTCCGAATTCGTATCGCTGAGTTTCAAATGTGCTGTCAAATTTTTTAACGCATCTGTAATATTGTATAATTGTTGCGCAGTCATTGGCGGGAAGATTTCGCGGAATGCTTCTTTCACAGGCTTAATAATACTAAGCACACCCTCAAAAGCATTTCTTGCTGCTTCTATAAGCGCTGTTCTTCCTCCCAAGTCTTTCCAACCCTGTAACATACTATTTCTAGCATCTGCTGATGAATTTATAATTGCACTGAATGTATTACTCATCTCTGTGAGTAATTCTTTTGCTTCATCGAAGTTACCAACGATAATTTCCCAGCTCTGAGTCCATCCAGACTGTGCTGCTTCTTTCAATGTGTCAAATAACTGAGAAAATGTCTTTACCTTTGTAGCGGCATCATTGGCAGTCTGCCCCATTTTGATTATTGATGCTATCTGCTCTTCTGAGTAACCCATAGTTCTGAGCTGTTCCTCATTCAAGTCACCTGTAAACTTAGATAATGTCTCCGTTAAAATGTCAGATGTCAACCAGCCTTTCTGTAAAGTTTCTCTGAACGACCCTTCATCTTTAATCATGTCGTCAATAGCTATTCCATGCACTCTTGCTGTTTCTTTTAAAGCATCCTGGAATACCTGACCACCCATACCAGCATTTACGACTGAGTTCCAATCCTGTAATTTTACTGTTCCTGCCGCTAATGCCTGTGATAACTGATACATTGCTGTACTTGCCTGCTGTGAATTTGATCCTGATACAGCGGCAAGGTTGGCAATACCTTTAATTGCAGAAACAGAGGTATCCAAATCAACACCCGCCGCTGTAAAGGTACCAATATTACGTGTCATCTCCGTAAAATTATAAATGGTCTTATCTGAATAACGATTTAACTCATCTAATGCATTATTAACCTTGTCAAGGGTAGTACCCTTTGATGAAGTATTTGCTAAGATTGTCTGAACTGCATTAATCTGCGTTTCATATTCTTGAAATCCTGTTTTGATTGGATCGATAGTTAGTGCCGATACAATACTTTTACCTGCATTTACTGCCGAATTTGTAATATTTGCCAATGCCGTAATAGCCATAACCTCTAATGCTGAGAATTTAGCATTAACGGTTTCAACAGCATTTGATAATCCAGAAAGATTTATCTTACCAGAGGCTTTTTCAACACTTTCAAGTCCTTTTGTTGCTCCATCCATATTCAAGCTCTTTTTAAGTTTGTCTATAGAAGATAAGCTTGTCTGAATATTATTTTCAAACTGCTTATTGTCAAATCGCATTTCAACGACTCTTTGATCAACAGTTGTACTCATAGACTTGTAACCTCCTTCCACGCCGACTTGACAATTTCGTCAAAAATAGGCTGAATAGCAGGATTGATATAATCTCGACCCTGTACCCAGCCTCCGTTACGAGTTCCATGTCCATACTGCAAGATAATTGCAATTGGAACTCCATTTTGAATATTTGTATTATAAAATCTAATAGATACTGAACCCTTCTCCTGCTTGATTTCGTAATTCCACGAATTTGCAGTTTTTCCAGTATTTCTCGGCGTAGCAGACGCAAGGGCTGCCACACCTTGACGACCATACTTATCAAGGTCGCCTATTTGTGCTACTTCTTTCACTCTTTCCAGATATCTGGTAAGCTTGTGGAAGTCGCCCTTTTGTCTGAAACTGATCATATGTATTTACCCCTACTTAACTCTAATCTTCGTACCTGCATAAATCAGATTCGGATTGCCAATGCCATTAAGACGTACAAGATTGTCAACCGTAGTACCATTAGCAGCGGCGATTTTTGATAACACATCACCAGACTGAATTGTGTAGTATTTCTTTTCTGCTTCACCATTTACAATTCCCTGTACCTCCGAATAACGGTCTCCTAAAACAGCTTTTCTTGTATTTCCATTACCGTATTTTCCAGAAAGAACTTCATTTGCCAAATCATTAGCAGAAGCTTCATAAATATGGTTAATGAAACTCTGTACTTCATCGTATCGTGTTCCAAGATTAGCTCTTCTGTCATCTCCATCTCCAAATTCGCCACTCATAGTTCTTTCAACTAATTCAAGAGTGGAGCCATCTGGAGTATTAACTACTGGCTGAGGTGTTGGCTCTGGTGGCACATTCTCTCCGTTTATAGCTGCATATGCTCTCCAAGAGTCAGCGTCACCATAAAACTTATCGAGGTCAAGATTTCCGTTATATCCGCTAATCTGACCAACTGAACTATACTGTCTAATAGCACACGCATAAGCCCCCTCATTCCAAGGTGTCTCCTGATATCCAGTTGGTGTGTAATCTGGATACTGCGCAATCCATAATCCGTAATCACCAATACCGTCAATTCTTTCCATAGCACTCTTCTGAATATAGACAAGTGGTTTTACACCAGTCTTAGAGAATACATAATCACAGAATCCTTTAACCCAATCGAAATCGTTCTTACCAAATGTTGGATTATCCTGTCCTTCCCAATCAAGACAAAGAATAGCTTCTCCGACGCGATTTCCAACAACATCAAGGAAATGGTTTGCCTCTGCAACATAATCGCCTCCCTCGGCATAGTGATAACATCCGACAAGCTTTCCATTTTCTTTTGCCTGCTGATACTGTCTAACAAAATCTTTGCTGACAAATCCAGTACCCTGAGTAGCTTTCATAATTACAAAATCAGCGGCAACAGCAGATAAATCAATACCTTCCTGCCAACCGCTGATATCAATACCATTAAGTCCCATAGTATTTCCTCCTATCCTTTTGAATGAAATCTCTTTCTATTTGCAGCATTTATTGCAGCGTGCTGACGATATAGTTCCTGCTGACTCATTTTCTTTTTAGGTTGATTCTTCTCGTTGAATACCCTTATCAAAGTAAGCAATCTATTCAAATGCCATTTCTGACATTCCATAGGAATATTGAAACTAATCATCCAGTAATAAATAAGTTCCGCTGTAATCTGCTCTCGATTTGTTGTTACTTTCTTTTTTGTTTCAGTGAACCAAGTAGCAGTCATTGGTAACGCAATATACCTGTTCACTTCTTCTATGTTTGCTATTGTTAAATAGTTGTAGCAATCATCTGGTACATTTTGTGTAATGGTCATACATCGCACATAGTCGATAATCTCTGCGGTGGTTTTCTCTTTCTTGTTTATAAAAGGCTTATTCCACTTAGCTTCCCATTTAGCAACTGAAACCAGAGAATGCTCTAACTGTAATTTTCGTTCCTTTGTATGGATGAACTGTTCATTCTTTTCATCCCATAATTCAACTGAAGGTATTACGATATTAAGCATCTGTACACCTCCCAAATGAATTTACTGTGCCGTTCCCGAAACAACTGTTAAATTCTTATTCTCTGCTGCTGACTGTGCTGCATCATCCTTAATCTGAGGAATGATTGCATTGATAAAATCAGAAGCAGCATTAACATCTCCAGATAAGAATAATCTCTGAAACAGCACGTCATATGCCGGTGATTCTGTGAATGCTTTGCTGATTTCTTCTCCTTTTTCAAGCCTTCTTCCATCTGCCGACTTGATGCCGTATGCGGATAAGATAATCTTCTTGAATGAAGCCATAATTTCCGGAACATTCTTGGCATTTACAATTCCCATAAGATACTCAGCAAGACCACCAGGCATACTTACTTCTAACTCCGTAATCTCTGTTTTGCTGAGATTAAAATAGTGGTCTTCTGTTCTTTCTGTCCCGTTGAAGTCAACGTAAGTAATAGTTTCTTTATGCATTTTGAATTTCTCCTTTCAAATAAAAAGCGACGCCAGCCGAACTGAATACGTCGCATAGACTGAATATTTAATTAACCTTCTGTTGTCATCATGGAAATGATTTCATCAGGCATTGGAAGCCTTGGCTCTGTAGATCCAGAACTATCTGTTCCATAAAGAATACCTTCCAGCTTCTGAAGCTTTGTAGCATCTACCTTTGTTGAATCGAATGTCATTGTTGCTGTTGCTTTAAGCTTCTTGCCCTTAACAGCCGCAGTAACTTTAACAGGTGTTGCGCTATATTCCCAAGACATAGCCAATGGCTCTGGACTCTCATTTACAGATGAATTTTGTTTCTCTGATGGAGAAGCAAGACAACCCCATACTAAGTGAAGCTTATAGCCATGGTCATTTGACTCTGTATCGTTTCCGAGAATAGTCTTATATGCAAGACCGAACTTCTTACGGTTCTGCTGACCTGCATATACTCCCGGCGCAACCTCTACAGAACCATCACATTCTGCAAATTCATCCGGAGCCATGTATGCTTCGATAGTTCCTCCAGCTGTTTCAGCAGACATAAGATTGAGATACTCGATGTTATCTGCATAAATCTTATTTGACTCTGCTCCTCCAGGACTGTCTGTAATAGAACTTACACCATTCCAAGCAACGCCCTTTGTGTAGCCATTTGTCTGAAATGGGTAAAGAGCGACTTCACTGACACCGGTTTCAAATAATCGCTCACCTTCATTATCCCATGTAAGTTTTGACATGTTGATTTCCTCCTAATAATAAATTTCATATACTGTATGATTCAAATTATCCTTGGTATAGGCTGTATTGAACCTGCACATTGGTAACTCAGATACTTTGTCTACTATGTCGCTATCCGGATTACTGTCTATAACTGTCACTGAATAACGATTTGAAGACAAATAAACCCTGTCATCGGCGTGCCTCTTATCTTTTCCATTAAGGGCATACACAATGGCAGGGTATTTCATACTAACAGATGCTGGCGGCTGAAAATAAGCTCGACATTCTTTTCCTCTCTCTGGGCAATCTAATATGCCGCAAAGAATACTATGCAGTTTAAGTCGTCTGCTCATTGTAAACACCTCCAACTGTCAGAATTAATCGTGGATACTGAACTTCTACGCTCGTAATTTTCCACTTAGCTCCCATAAATACGATATATCGCATATTCTGGAAATTCTCATAAGCAAATGGATCAGCAATAATACTAAACTCATTTGAAATATTGAGATTGTCATTAAGTGATGTTCCAGTTTCGTGCTGAGCCTTACTCCTATTAACATCACCATAATGGTTATGCTCTACAATATTGTCCATCCATACCCCGGGAGCTGTTTCTTCTGATATGGAATAACCAATTGTTCCAAAAAATTTACTCATTTTGAAATTTCCTTTCTACGATCTAGCTTAGCCTGCTAAACCGCCAGTCTGCTGACCCTTAGTATCTGTTACATCTTCTTCAATAACAATTGCAGAGTAGACTCTTGTAAGAGCTCCAGAGCAGCGTGTCTCAAGAAGCGATTTCTCCTGGTTAAAGTCGATATCAAACTGTGTAAAGTGTGTAATCTCTCCACCCTTTGTTGCTCCAAGAGAGTAATCCTGAAGATTTACGATAATACCAATAAGCTTCTTTATCTTATTATCAGAAGTCTTTCTGGTCTTATTAGCAAACTGCTCAGCTGTATAGATACCACCAACATTTAATGCTGTAGCGAGCTCAGCCTTAGAAGAGTAAATTCTTCTACCATTCATATCCCTTGCAAGGAGCATCACGTTTGTCATATGAGGTGTGCAATATAAGTCCGGCGTGCCAGTTCCCTTATAATTCTCTCTTGCATAAAGTATTGTTTGTACCATTGCCTCAGCGTACACATAGTTATCACCAAAGTTTGCCCCGGTATTTGTTCCCTGAAGTTCAGCCTTCATAGCCGTAATATCAAGGTCTACGTGAATTGTGTAAAGATCGTCATCAAGCCAGATTGGTCTGATATGCTCTGGGAAGATTTTATCCTCTGCACCATCATCACGACCGTCACCAATCATAATTGCCTTAGCAAGCTCCTCATTAAGGTTCATACGATCGATGCTGTACAGATATGCAACATAGTCGAAATCGGTGATATCAACAATATCATCTCTGTTGAGTGCATTCTTTACATAAATTGTCTGAGGGTCTGTTGTTCTTCTTACGAGATTGAAGTTTCCTGCTAACTTCTTCTGCTTTCCTTTCTGGTAGCCATGAGCTTTAAGAGTGTCAATATTTCTGATATCAGCCTGTGTTGTTCTGATTCTTGACATAGGTGACTTATGTACCTTAGAAATAACAGTGCTAATCCAACCCTGATCATTAGTAATAAGTTCCGGTGCACCAGGTCTTACCTCTGCATACTCTGGGAAAAGCTTAGAAAGATCTCCTGTTGCAACACCACTGCTAGTTGCATCATGCTGAAGTGCATTCTCCTCTGCATACATCTGTAATGCATTCTTAAAAGTACCAACAGTTCTCATCTTTGCTGTCTCAAGGATAGCCACCTGGTCAGCATGAGAAAGTGTGTTATCCTGTGCCTGTGCACCATTCTCAAATACGTTATGTTTCATCTCTTCTTTTCCTCCTTCATTATCATCTGAGTCGTCATTGTTGTTTTCTGGGTCTTCTCCAGTCATTGCGCCAATCATGGCATATACAGCTGTCTGCTGCTTTTCAGTAAGAGTTGCTAACACGTCTTCAACGGTCTCATCATCTTCTGACTTTTCTTTTTTCTTATCTTCCGAATCCTTAGTTTTCTCTTCGTCATCCGGTTTGTCATCAGAGTGCATAAATACTGTTACACCCTCATCATAGCAAGCAATAATTCCAGAACCATCTTCTCCATGAGCAATTACGTCATCAATAAAAGCTCCTGGATTAGCTCCAGCAAGTACAAGACTAACCTCTCTGATTAATCCGTGAATTACGTCAGAGCCTTTCTGCATCAGCTGATTTGCAAAGATTGAAAGCGACTTTACATCGCCATGCTGTACAAGCTCTTTTGCTGTCTTGCCATTATCCGTGTCATTAAATTCACAATACGCATATACGCCATCTTTACGATTTTCAAGATGTGCTAATCCAAGTACATCATTAACATCATCGTGATTATGATTCCATACTAATGGCACGGTCTGTCCATTCTGTGCTTTAAAAGCATCTTTTTTGATCACACGACCATCACTACAAGTAAGATCGTTTCGTGTGGCATAGCCACCAAAATCATACTTCATTTTGAATTTCTCCTCCTATATCTTGATTTTCATCATCTGTCTGAGTTGCGATTCCAGAGTCAGATTGTGATATGTTACTATTTCTCAATTCGTCTGCCTTAGGGTCATCAGATGGTTTCCATCCAATTACCTGACGCATTTCATTAGATGATGCTACTTCATTTCTCGTAAACTTATCCGTTATCTCAGCGATTTCACTTATCGGTACAAGTTTGAATGGGTCTCTAAAGAACTTAATTGACTTATTCTTTGTGCGAGCTGTCTTTGTAAGGAACTTACGTTTCATTTCATCAACAATCGCTGACAAAATTGGTTCTATTGTCCTATTGTAGTAGTTAAGCATTGTCTTCTCGTCTGCTGTTCCATCTAATATGCTCTGAGTGATACCTAACTGGCTATATAGCATACTCGTCAAATATTCAATCTGCTTCATCAGATTATTCTCAACTGAACGATTTAACTGTGTAACATGTTCCGTTCCATCAATATACGCAATTCCATACTTTGAGCCGGATAACTGTTCTTCTATATCTTTCCTTCGAAGTTCAGCCTGCTTTCTTCTTGCATCAGATTTGATAACATATGGCAACTGGATAATTAAATCTAATTTTCCAGAACTGCTCTGTTCATCAACAGCATCCAAAAGATTCAATTTTCGAACCAATCTCTGCATTGTAGAATTCGGTTCATTAATAACGGCATAAAGCGGGTTTTCAATAATTGCTACGCTTCTCTTTGGCATAGTAATATTTTGCTTTATACCTGTCTGTTCGTTATATACCTCCAGCTTTACATGCTGCGGATACCAATCAACCACTTTTCCTACTCGCATTGACGTTATATCAAATCCGTTAGATATATCTGGATCAATTGTAGTGTCAACAGGTACTATCGCTACAACACCTTCATCCATCATTGACATAACTACATCCTGTATGAATGCTCTTCCTGTCTGGTCAAGATTTGCCTCTAATGATAGGCAATCATTAAGTCCAGATTTTATAACATTTAAAAACCGCCCTTCATCATCCAACTGAACATGCTGAATGTTAATGGCGGCTACATCTAAAGCTATTCGATTGTAAACAGAGGTAACGATAGAACGCTCATTTCCTCTTGTGAGTCTAAATCTGTCTGGTCGATATGCATATCCTCCACCTATACCATACTGATAATTGGCGGTGGGGGCTCGATTCAGAAACGCATTCCAGGCGTGTTTCAGTCTGGAGCCAACTGTTAATTCCATTTTGAATTTTTCCTCCTTATTCAAACATATCTCGATTGAGCTTATATGCAACATAGGCATCCATCATAGCTGCTACTGCATCGATTTTCTGATCATATCGTTTTTTCAACAATTTACGATTTCCGTTAGTATCCTCTAAAGTAATACAGTTTCCCATCGTAAATGTCATAAGCTCTTCATCGAACAGAAGCATCCTATCTTCTGATAATTTCTTTAATTCTCCAAGTGGAACTGATTCTGTCTTAGCTCCCTGGATTACTTTTTCTACACCAAATACACCATTTTCCTGTGTCCAACGTTCTACGAAATCTTTTGCGTTATATGGGTCGTACCCAAAACACCTTACATCGTAACCACTTTCAATAATGTAGTTATCCAAATCTTCATATACATCCATCATATCCAGAACAGTTCCTTCCATAACAATAAGACTGCCTTCTTTAATAAACTCTTCATACTTCAATCTCATTGCAGACTGTAATTTCATTAATGTTCTCTGCGTTATGTAATTTCGTGTCTTTACACCAAATGCGCCATTAGATAATGGAAACAGAAACGTAAATGCACAGAAATCATCTCCCTGTGATAGATCTCCACCTAAAGAGCATGGCAACTGCCAAAAATCTCTTTTTCGATGTGGCAGAGTTTCTTCATATGTGAAGTAATACGTATAACCTTCCATCGGCAGACCAAATCGTTTTGCAAGTATATCGTTTCTTGCTGCTGGGGCTTTCTCTGCTCTTTCAACATCAAGCTGATATGTTTCATAACTGACTGTCTTTCCTAAGTTTGGATTGGCCTTCAACCACATATCTGGATTTGAAACTTCTTCGACAGAATCAAGTTTGTACCACCAGATAGAAACATGAGGGTTAATATATTCGCCTTTTAGGATGTCCTGCAATTCCATTTTGATTGTATCGCCAGCTCCGTTACGGACTGTACCTTCAGAGCTAATAGCAACAATCAAATAATCGTCTACCTTTGACGCACCCTGCTCAATAGCACCGATTACGTCTTCTCTGATATCTCCAGATAACCATTCATCAACAGTTGCAACCTTGAGCTGCAATCCCTGTAACTTATCTATCCTCATCGGACGAATTTCCAATAACGAACCGGTAAGAAAATTTTCTATTCCTTTCTTGGTCGATGCCAATTTAACTCTATTGGCTTTTGAACCGCTGGTATTCATTATCGAACCATCTGTAAGGAATTTATAATATGGTCCTCTCGAACGAGTAATGGCTGTACGAATAGGTGACAGGACTTCTTCTGCTTGTTTCATTGTTGGTGCAGTTGTAATCTGGTGTGTTGTCGTGATATCGACATTAAGAAAATAGTTCTGTAAACAAGAACCATACATAGATTTTGCGGCACCTCGTGCTACTATGAGGTACTGCTTGTTAATAAGCCTCTTTCTGATATGCTTTTTAACATAATGCCCGCCATGACCATCTTCTGACGGTTCATAGACACTTCTTTCAACGAAATAATACCAACCAAAAATTTGTTCAGACCATACTTTAAATGAATCAAGAAGATTCAGATCCGAACCATCGGTAAGTGTTAATTCATTTTCGCAGTATAAGATAAATCCTTCAACTGCTTTATCGTCATAATATACTCCAGGATTTGCAATAAGGTCATCAATACGGTTCATCTCCATAGAGATTTCCTTATTTACTGGTATCTCACCTCGAATAACGGCATCACGAAACATGCCGTAATATTTCGGGACGGCTGTGTTTGATAATGCCATGTTGTGTCTTCCTTTCGATTAATTAATCATCGTCATCTTTATCGTCAGGTGACACTTTCCAGAATTTTCCGATTTTTTTATTATCATTTGCCTGGAATATTTTTGCACTTTCTTCCTTTCCTACCGCTGAATCAAGAGCCTTTTTGGTCTGGTTCATGATAATGCCAGCAACAACTGCTTTTGCAGCTTTCTTAGGTGCTTCTTTAGTTGCTTCTTCTACTCCATCCTTAGCACCTTTCACAGCATTCTTAACATATTCCCTGCCCTTATCAGCTGCTTTCTGACTAAGATCTTTCATCTTCACTCCTTTAAACTTTGACATTGCCTGTCCAATTTTTTCAGGATTCTTATGAACATAATATGCTGCCGCTCCCTGCCGCTACGGCAATCTTTTTCTTTGTATTAGATGATGTGGCTTTCTTTTCTCCGCTACCGTCAGACTGTCTTTTTCTTCCAGCAGAAGTTAAGGAACCATCTTTGCTCTGATAGCGACGCACTCCCCATCTCATCCCCTTAATACCATGGTGTTTAATTTCATTATTCATTTTGATTGTTCACCTCCTGGTTTTCAGCCATTGTTTTTAATCTCCACTCGTATTCGTTTACTTGGGTTTTGTAACATTCTAATACAGCAGAGCTCATCGGTGGATCGAATAGCAATCGAACTTTTAATACCATATAGGATTTTACAAGCTGATAAATTCCACTATCCTGTATAAAATCTGTCCATACAGGAGTTTTATCTTCAATCATAAATCCATTGCCAGGACCTACCCCAATCTGCGTCAAAATTGTGAATACAGAATTAATATGTGTAATAATGTCTAAATCAAATGCGTCATACTCTTCTGACAAACCTAACATTTTTTTCACAGATGTTAATATACTGTCATTCATTCTCTCTGCTGCCATATAATCACTCCTTTTCAGGTCGAGTAACCTGAATGAACTCAGCCATACAATAGCCATCTCCTACTTCTGTATGAACAGCATAGAAGCCATCAATAACTTCATCATTTACAAGTTCTACCATTGTACCAACAGGAATTGTCGCTACAACATCCGATTCTTTGTTTGGTTCTTTTCGTATTCTCAGATGACCACAACTTTCAACAATACCAAGAATTTTAACATCCTCATTCTTTGTATTGGTATCTGCTGCATCTACTGATGACTTGGTAACAGATACTGTCTGCACTGACTGATTTTCTTTTCTTTCCTCACTCATAAGTAACCTCCTTCTAATGTCTCCATGGACACATATCATTTTTTCTTCTCTCTACAGGCACATGTGGCAATAAGCTCGAATCACCATAATGTATAGCATTGTGAGTATTCAATACCGTTGATATCAGATACTCAGGATTAAGAAGATCATCATTTCTATTAATAATGTCTTCTGGTGTAATTGGGTTCATATGATGGATAATAATATTTCCTTGAATTTCATATCCATCACATGCCAAATCGCAGCCTTTATCTCTGACAATGATTTCATTTCTAAGCCTTTTCCACTCTTTTGAGTTATAAAAAATTTGATTCAAATATCTGTCAAATCCAAATGTCTCTATTCCAACAGAACCATCTAATTTCAAATATTCAAATCTTTCTTGAAATGTCGGTAAACGTGTAAGCTCTGTATATGTTTTAATCGTCCCACTCATATTCATCGCTCTCCGTTTGTATATCTTGTCCACTATATCCTCTGAAAGCGTCAAGAGCATTTTTGTACAATTCCTCTGCCTGCTCTGAAGATTGAATACTTTTTGTTTTAGCATCTATTAAAGCTAAATCTTTCTCTGCTCTTTTTATTTCAAGCTCTGCCTGTTTTGTTCCGAGCTTTAAATAATGAACAATTATCTGCGATGGCGCCTTACCAGACCTCATTAAATCCTCAGCACAATCAGTTGCAAGAGAAATCATCTGTTTCTGTCTTGCTTCTGGTGTGATTGCTGGTCGCATTCGCTGACTGGCAGTATCAGAAGATGAGTCTGGCTTAACTTTCCTCATAGTTACCGCCTCCTTTTAAGTAATTTCTGCACACTTTATATAAAGTTTCAGCAGGGTTTTAAAGAGTTTACAGAGACTATTACTACACTCTTGTATATGAAAGGAGACAACCTTTAAAGATGAGCCAGCCACCGCTCAGTAATAATCCTATAAACTCTTTAAAACCCTGCTGATATGTCAGAACATTTTTCAAAAATTTCCCTCTGGGGGAAAAATAAAGACCGCCGCGATATGGGTGGGGGTATGTTTTTTAGACACCCCCTATACCCTTAGACAGTCTGCGTGATTTTTAGTGTTTTCTTCACTTTCTTGTATATGTTTCTAAAATCATATTTGATGATTTCGTCTATCGCTCTTTCGATCTCTTTGTCATTCTCTTCATCCGATAGCTCATCCGATGTCCTTGCAATGCGACCAAGATACGATGTCGAGTGATAGCCTTTCTCCTCGTCATATAGCATCCATTCGGTGAACTGGTCGAACGGATCATAAGGGTTGTCAATTGTAGTCAATGCACACTTAGTTACATCCATTCTCTATGTTCACTCCTTTCCATTCAGATACTTAGATACAGTTGAAGTAGATACCCCTAAAGCTTCTGCTATTTCAGATGTACTGTAGCCAGATGCAGATAGAGCTGAAATTCTACCCTGTTTAGCTGTACTGAGTGATGTTGTGGCACGAGGAGTAGCCTTTTGTCTGACAACATCAATGTTAGTATTGTTTAGTATCTGTGTTAGCTTCTTCTCGCTGATAGCACCAGCCTGTATAGCTTCCCATTCCTTATCAGTTATATCTATAGAAGTTCTCTTAGCTCCTACAGAATTGCGGGCTTTCGATAGAGCCTGCTGACTCGCCTTCTTAATTTCAGCCTTTGTCATATCTGGGTTGTCTCTTTTCTTAGATTGAACCTCTGCATTGGCAATAGTCTGGGCTTGTCTTTCACGAGGGGCGTTCATTAAAACAACATTTAATTTTCCCATAAGGGAGTCTACTTCAGACTGATAGGTTGCTTTTGCAGAAGCAGAATAGGCAATCTTTCCAGTATTAACCATTTCTCTTCTTGCTTGATTTGCTAAAGACTTCATAGAATTTGCATATTTTGCATACGCTTCTTCTTGTGGGGTGCCGGATGATAATTCTCTTGCATCCTTAACTTCAGCCATCTTTGTACTCTTCTGAGTACGAATTTTTATTTTTCCATCTTTGTCAGTGTATGTCTCTTTAACTTCTTTGTAACTTAGAGAACCATCTTCATTGATAGTAGGGCTTCCTTTTCTCTTTAATACAGAAGTTTCAGATTTTGCTCTTGAGATAAGAGTAGACGCGCCTTCATGATAGTGACCATTTGAATCTGTTGTGCCTTGGTATTTCTTCTTCAAAGTTGCAATGTCGTTATCAATTTCACTCTGCTTATAGTCAAGCTTGTGCTTTTGAGCGTCAATAACAACCATACTATGACGAACAGCTTTTGCTAATTCTGGTTCAGTAGCACCCTTCAAAGTCATATCTGTAATAAGGTTAGAAATCTTACCCATTTCAGTCTGAGTATTTGTCATCCTTTGGTATGTTCTACCATTTCTGGTGTAGTATTCTTTTCCTTTAGAATCTACTTTTACAGGTTTACTAGAATCTGGACCATATGCATCCTTTGTATCAAAATCCTCTAATCCTTTTAAAGAATGTGTAGAAGTAATTTTTACTTTGCTCTTTGAAGAATTACAAGGTATTACCATTACGGTATCACCATCAAAGTCAGCTCCGGACAATCTATCGGCATTCTTTTTATTAATACCAATGGCATCAGCCGGAGTATTACCAAGAACACTCTTTCCTTCAGCTAACTTATTATTTACTTTCAAAATTGGTATCTCGAAAGTTCCTCCATGAGGATAACGAATTAAGGCAACTGTTTCACCATCTTTATAGTTTGGTGCATAAACCTCATTATCTTTAATGGTTGTCAATGGAAGTATTACCTGATATTTCTGTCTTGGTAATGCCGCAGCCTGCAAATGTACAGCAGCTGAATCACAATCATCAGCAAAAGATTTCAATAAAGTTTTCTTTACTGTAGGATTGGTTAATGAACAAATCTCATCAAATTCAGATTGCTTATCTGCCGTTGCTAGACCCAACTGTTTTTTAATAAGAGATAGACTCTGTTTTGATAAGAACTGAGATGGAAGTGTTTTACTCCATTCGCCCCAATCTCCTTCTTCGGCTCTCTTATTGATTAAAGACAAACTCTGTTTCTTTCCAGTTACGGGGTCTGTATACTTTCCTTTTGGGTCATCGTAATAACTTTGACCACCATGTTCCTTTATCAAAGAACCAAAAGGATTATCCGGGTCATTCTTAATATCCTTAAGAACTTCCATTTTAGGAACTGATTTTGATTTATTGGTATTGAAAATAACATCAACTCCATCTGGCATATCATCAGAATAGACAGCCATTCCCTTTAGATATTTCTTTCCATCTACCATTATTCGAACCTGTGCGTAATGCGAATCGCCTAATGATAGATCCTGGACTCCTCTACGAAGTTCTATAACACCATCTTTGTTAATACCGCCATCTTCTTTGTATCTGATAGCAAGTCGATTAGAATCCATACTAGAAGGGTATTCAAAGCCTTTTCTAAAAGATTCACCACCATCATAAGAAATATAGTCTTTTACAGAATGCACATCCTCATAATTATAAATATCCTTATGTTCTGTTCCAGGAGGACAGATTACTTTTATGTTTGTCTGTTTTCCTGGATTAGTAACCTGTGGAACTCCACCTCCATAAATCGGATAACCTTCCATTTCCAAAATATAAAGAGCCTGGTTAAGTTTCTCTTTCGATACTCCAAGTTCTCTTTCAACTCCGGTACCGACATCAATCATACCTTTTTCATCAATAAGTTTTCTAAGAACATCAGCAGTGGCTTTCGCCTGGTTCATTCTGGCTTCTGAATTTTCATTCAATAAAGACCTTACAGATGAGTCATTTGCAAATCCCATCTTGTCAGCGATTTCATTCAAACTGTAACCTTTTTCTCTAAGGTCTTTGGCTGTTGCAACCTGCACTGCTCTTCTTTCATCTTTAGCAAGACTCATTTGTGTTCTAAGCTGAGTTGTTGTAAGCCCCATAGTCTTAGCAATATCTGTTTCACTCATACCAGACTTTTTCAAAGACTGCACACGACTCAGAAAGTCTCCACTATGCTGATAAGGGTTATCTCCAGAACCCCATGGATATCGACCAGACCTTCTGGCAACACCGTAATGCATAAGCATATCATCAGAAATTTGAGATAATACTTTAGCTATTCGATTCATTGATTAACCCTCCTGTTCTTTTATTTTTCTTATAACCTTATCGAAGGTAATGATTTTATCCATAATTGGAACTATATCTTCTGCTGTTGGATTATGATACAGAACTTCATTGTTCTGATAGATTCTTAATTCCATATCAATATCAGCAGGTTTTACTTTATATTCCAAACAAAAAAGAGCGGCATAAATCATAAGCTGCTCCATGTGTGCTGGAATTATGCCTGTCTTCAAATCATGAATTCTAAGTAATCCAGACCTGTATGAAATTGAGTCTGCTGTTCCAAAACAGTTTTCAGAATAAAATAATGTCTGCTCCGGTGTCATCTTGTAACCAATGGCATCATTAACATACATATTCAAAGTTTTTTGTGATTTTGGTAATTTCTGTCCCAAAGAAATACACTGTGCAGCAAATGCATGTAACACGGTACCTTTCTGAGTAGCAAGAAATTTTGAATAAGCATCGGCAACTTTATCTTCGCTGTAATTAATCCAATGATATTTACTAGCTCCTAAAAAAGCGTGCTGTCCCTCAAGATTGGAATGATTGTTGAAGTTCATATAATACTTCCTCCTTGTTCTCTGGACAAATAAAACGAGAAAAAGACATCCTGTTCATTTGGTCCACATAATATTCTTGATTAGGCTGTTTATTAGCCGACGCGCTTTTTTTACATTCCAAAGAAGCCCACTTATCATTATAAAGAATTAGCAGGTCTGGAATACCTTGAATATAACTCGCATCATTCTTCATAACGATGCATCCAGGAAAAAGTTTCTTAAGCTCTTTAATTAAATTAGCCTGGAATTTGTTTTCTAACATTTTGTAAGCTCCTTTCACAAATATCAAAAGAGAAAGTGAATGCTGTTAAAAATGCATATTTTACCTCTCTCCTCATAAAAGGGAATGTATTTTTCGCGCGCAAAAAAGAGCATAAAAAAACAGAGACACAATTAAGCATCTCTGTCTTCAAAAATATATTTAGCTGTTATTTCTCAGATACCTTGTTGCAATCTCCTTTCTTAAATATGTGACTGATTGTGTTTCTTGCCTTATCAGTTACTTCTGAAACTTTTTCTTTTCTGTGGTCTTTACGTTCCTGTTTCTCTATTGCTTTATGTTCTTTAAGTTCAGCTTTGGCTTTTTCTTCATCTTCAAAAATTTTTATACTAGCATCGATCACTTCTTGAGTTATGTATCTAACTTTTATGATACTTTCAAGTTCAACTCTTTTTCCTTGTTTAGGACTTGTTCCTACAACTTGATTATTAATGCAATCTTTATATTTTGAATTTGCATCCTTTAATTGTAAAGGAACTGTTGCCGTTATAAATTTTTTATCTTCTAATAACGATACAACAGTCTCTACATCCAAAGGAAAATCTGGCTGACACATATCCGGAATTGTTATTTTACCATCTTTACTATTCTTTATTTGATAGTCAAGTTTATTAACTATAGCATTTACAAATTCTTTAATGTAAGGCTGAATTAGATTACTGAATATTATTCCGCCAACAGCACCTATTGCTCCTCCAGCTTCTATTTTTTTCTTACCGCCGACTTGTTTGTTATTTTTATTATCCATAACACTTGCTCCTCCATATATCCAGAACATCAATATGGAAACGCAAAATAAAAAGTGCGCCCCATCTGAGAGACGCACCGAAAAAGGCATCTCCCATTGTTGCCACACAATCTTGCTTTCCGTCTAAGGGTACAAGTAAAGAGAGAATACACTTTTTACCAAAGTCATTCCCTTAAACGTTTAGCAATATATGATTGTGTGGCTCTTAAATTATACCATAGCTGAAACTAAATTTAAAGTCCCTTCTTGAGCTGGAACTACCTTCTTGGACAAAAACCCAAAAATTTTTGCTAATTATATATATTTATTAAACTTTTTCTTCACATTAGAGTTGAAAAAAAAGTGGGTTTTTGACCAAAGTTGGATATCCAAGAATTCGGAACCCGCATAAATACTGGGTTTGCGGGCATTCGGTCTATGGACAAAAACGTTTTAAAAAGTGGGCAGAAAACCCAAATTTTTGACCAAAGTTGGATATCCACTAAATATTTTTCGCACTTTTGCCCAAATTTTTCAGTCTCTGCCCGTTTTTATTTTTTCAAAAGTGGGTAGAAAATGACCAAAAATGATTAAATGGATATCCAAGAATTCAACCAATTTTTATCAATTTACCCGGTATGTCTCAGTAAATTATGCTGCATTCTTAGTCCTCTTCTTAGAATTTCAGCCTTTGGCATACCATATTCAGTCGATAATTCATCTAAAATCGACTCCTCACTGTCCGACAAACGCAATCTATACTGCTTATTTTTTACTTCTCCGTCGTCTCTAGGCGGTCTTCCACGCTTATCCACCTGCAAATTTACCTCCAAATCTTAAAAATTTCTTCTGTGATACGGCATATTTCTGCGGAATATTGGAATATATGTATACTCTGCACGAACGTAAAAGTCTCTATGACATCGATAATCTGTCACCTTTATAGGTTTTCCAGGCTCAACGACTTTAGATAAGCTTCCGAAAAGTTCCCTTAATCGTTCGGCAAATTTCCTCATAACCTCCTTAACTTTTTCCCACACATCACATAATGTCTGTAAAATATCATCATATTCCATATCCATTATAAAGCCTCCTTTACATCATAAATACGACTTAATGACACTTTGGTGATTTTTCCATCTTTTTGAACCATTGCGTAATCTACGCCCAAAAATCCAGCTCCAATCTGCAATAATTCATAAGTATCAGTATTTAATTTACATTTGCTACAATCATCGACCACGTTACACATTTCCTGAGTAGCTAAACAAGCGGAACAGGTCGAGCGATCTGGTCTTACTTTACATATTTTCATATAGTTACCTCCAAATTTTACCTGTTTTACAGTCTTTTATAGCAATTCTTCCTTCGATATGAAATCCAGCCAACTCACATATAGTAAATATAGTATTTAAAAGCTTGCGAAAACGTTCTTCATCTTCTGGTGATGTTTTGTTTTCTACAGGTGTTTTCTCTACATTATTTATTGCACTATACGCAGTTGGGTCCGGATAACCTTCTGGATTTCTGTAACCGAACCCACTAATCATACGCATTTACTTCTCCTTAGCCAATTATTTCTTCGTCCTTCTTTTCTCTGTCTAACTCATTCATGAGGTTCTCAATATTCACATTTGAACCTCTTTCGATCATAGCTTTCGCGATTTTACCAAGCGTCTCCATCTTTGACTCATACTCAAAACTTTCTAAAATTCTAGTTGTAAGTGTGTATACCAAAATAAACACCACAAACAACAGTATTAAAATAGGTAATAACTCATTAATTGTCATCTTTCATTTCCTCCGCTTCCTTATCGATTAAATTTTTCCATTTACACTTCTTGTTTGTACCATCACCATGAATATCATAACAATCCTCGATATTACAGCCGATGCACTCATCAATTTCGCCACATTCATTTCTACTTGGCTCGAAGAATATGTAGTGAACAAAATTCCACCATATAACTAATCCAATGGCGAATGACGGTATCACTACAAATATAATAAATAGTGCTACACAAACACCAAAAATCTTTGCTAACATCCCTTATCCTCCCGTTGAACATTTTTTCTATGTAATGAATTTAGGAACTCTTTTACAGCCTCTTCTGAGTTGTTATCAATAACGACTGTTGTGTTTACTGGCTGTATACTTTTAGCAATACTCTTCAAACTCGCATCTATAGACTTTAGAGTTTTTAAAGTATCAGTATCATACTTATCATGTGTCATATTGTTTCGTTCTCCTTTCCGTTATGCCATAATTTCTTATCTGATAAATCCCACTCAAGAGTTGCTCCGCATAAGGGGCACTTCTCATCAATCTTCTTAGCTGAGTGCTGTACCTCTCGCCCACAAACACAATATCCATAAATTACAGTATTGATATGAGACTTCCAGTAGTCTTTTACTATAACTGTCAAAATATCACTCCTTACCCATAAGACTTCCTCTATATTTCATAAAATCGTCAAGTTCTTTTTCTGTAGCTTTCCGCTTATTACATCCATCTACGCAAGTATCACAGGAAATCCAACTTGTAAGCATAGCCATATCACATCCATCACACGGATCTGGCTTCTTATGAAATATCTTTCTTAACCACTTCAGTATTATACTTATCTCCTATCTTCCAATGTTCTTATATTCTGTATAGACTTTATTCTGGCAGTAATATAAATTGTAATCATTCTGCTCTATATACCACCACAATTTTTTATGACCAGCTTTTAAATATTCGTAACAGTAATAGGTCTCTTGATAATGATTATCTACCATCTGTCTGAAACTAAGCTCGTCAATATCATCTGAATTCGCACAAAATACAGCTATACGATTGATAAGATCTTCTGTAAAATTCTCGGTCACTACAAACACAACCCTGACGATTGCACAATTTTGTCGTTTGATACTGTATAACTGCTCTAAGCTATGTAAGTGGTACACTACCCTGTCAAATGCATCATATGGTGCTCCAGCAACATTAGGTAAACTCGTATGAAGTTCTATGCTTAAATCTTCTGTAATTTCAAAAAATTTATCATACCAGTCCTTGTGTTCACTATAATGCCATAATGGGTCTCCACCTCCAGATAAAGAAACCCAATTACATTGATTCCTTACAATTTCGAACCACAATGAGTCCAAACCATTAATTGTTGTTCTAGGAATATCCAGGTTGTTATTCTTAACGATGCAATATGGACAAGTATAGTGACATCCAAAGTTGGTGATAATGCTTATATACTTATCATTCATTCCGCACCTCCTGTAATCAGCTCAGAATACGGAAGCTCTTCAATCCACTCGCAGAAGTTTCTCCATTCGTCCAGCTTATGATCTTTGCGAGATTTATAAATATTTGCCAGAACTTCATAATTTATCATAACATTACGTGTCTGGTTATAACTGCTCGGAAGAAGCTGAATCATCTGCCACCAGAACTTTTTGTCTTTTGTTTTAAGATAAGCTTCTCGGTTCGTATTTAATACTCCAATAGTGATTATTAAAGCATCCAGAGGAGAAAATATTATCGGGCATTCAATCAGTCCATTTTTAGGTGGGTCTTTATACCAGATAGCATCGTTATTATCTCCGATCCAGTCTGAAATCAAATGTTCACAACTGAAATCCTCAAGTCTAAATTCCTTAGCCTGAATCTTATGCATGGTACTGCAACTATTAGCAACAGTGCCAACCTTGTAAGTATCAAATTCTTTCCACCAATATAACGGTGCTGTAATTCTCACATACACCGGCATCATCCTCATAAATTTTCTATGATCTGTACCAGCATTGGATAAGCGCTGCATTAGAGAGTGGTCGTTAGGTCCTATCTCATATTTACCACCTGACATATCGTGCCATGATTCGTATTTAATTTCACTATCGCTATCGCTCTTCTCCCAGCTATTCATAGGATTACGCATACCCTCAATAATAAATTCCATCTGCTCCGGACTCGCCAGAACTACGTGTTCTAATTTAATCATTCACAATACCCTCCAAGTTCAATCTCTACAAGTCTGCCTGCTTCAATTTCTGCAATTTCCACTTCGACGTCTGATATATCTGCAACAACAGACATCTGACCTCTTGCAATTTCTTTTTCGTAGAGTTTTTTAGTTATTAATTCTTTAGCGGCTTCTGCATCATCTTTTTTCGCATAGATACCGAATATATTTTCGATATGTCCGTATCCGTAATAATAGGTATTTCCATGAACTACGTATAACATCATCTTGTAGCCTCCAATTCTATTTTTTCGTTACACTGTGGACAAGTTATATACTTGATTTCTGTAGCCAAAGGATACAAATTATGTGGGTGCCCGATTTCTATATCTTCTTTTTCATAACTGAATAAACACCCACACGAGTTGCAACTGATTTTCTCTTTGGTTCCGGGTTTAATAATTTCAATCATTTACGCTTCCTCCAATTCTCCAAAATATTTTTCATATGCTTCTAAATCATAATGCATAAGATATTTCTTAGCTTCTTCCTCAGACAATGCGACTGCACAATTTTTATAATCTGTTTCATATGTCAAAAGCCAATGATTTTTTAAACTTTTGAATATCTTTACATTTTTTCCACTATATCTGAGAGTCATATTAAGTATCGTTACGGTATATTTATATTTATATTCACATTTTGTTGATATCAACTCCATTTTGGTAGTATCGTATTTAAGGCTGTTAATTATAAATATCATATCATTACCTCCTCTCTTCCAAATTTTCCATATCGCTTACTGTGCCACTTCCTTTCACAATTCCACGAAATTCAACCACTTCTTCGGAGAGGCTGACAAAATATCTTTTTCCTTGATATTCCACAATATCTCCGAAGTAGTTGATATCCATTTCTGGTCGTGAAGCATATGCAAGAACATTAATTTTTGTAGTTCGATTCACTATCTTTTCCTTTCTCTATCCATCTTCACATCAATTGCTTTCTGCATATCTTCTGGTGAGATATTAAAAATGGACTCCAGAAGTTTCAAGCAAATATAAGCATCTGCCATCTCTTCTATGAGTCCAATTCTGTCACCATAACCTCTAATTTGTTTGCTAACCTGCTGTGTGAGTTCTGCAAATTCCTCCATAGCAATAGTGCAATTCAATTTCCAAGGTCTCTTATTTATGCTATTTCGTATAGCTCGTCTTCTCTCTTTATCAGAAAGTTCAATATTACTATTTAAACCTTGAATAAATCTAGTTCTGTTCATTCTCCGGCTCCTCTCTGAATTTTTCTTCCATCTCATCTAATTTGCTTGAAGCCTGTAATAAACACAAACAAAATACACTTAGAATAGATCCAAAACCAAATCCTAAAAGGAAATTAATCATTCTTTTCACCAGCTTTCTTTAATTGCTCCGCAGCCTCTTTTCTTGCATCATATTTGAAAATATCTATCTCTTCAAACTTATTATCTTTCTTAGCAAAGAAGCGGTTAATCTTAACCTTTTCACCGGTTGGAGTAATCACATAAAATACGCCAACTGTGTCAAAGTCTCCATTTTTTTTTGTATCATATAAGAAAGATTCACAATATACATAAAATGGTTTAGTTGACGGTACATAAGGCATACTAATAGGAAACATCTCATCCATAATCTTGTCAGCTAATCCGCTATGATATGTACTGTTCGGATCATGAATGCTCACACATACAGTCCTTGCTACATCGTTGTAACTAATTGAGCCGTCTTCTTTAACATGCTTGAACAGAGAACTCATTCGTTTGCACTGAATTGATTTCTCTCCATTTTTCTCGAAACTAGCACCGGCATCCCAAATATCATCAGTATCTACAATTGGTGTTAATGGCTTTCCTGCAATTAAGCGGTTAAGAATATTTCTAGTAATTCCAGTAATACTCATACCACTATATTCATCCTCCATAAGACTGTCAAATGCCTTTAATGCACTCCTGTAGCAAGCACATCCATACTTAGAAAATCCGTCTCCGTCATCGCCAGATTTCTCATGTTCGCAAGCCAACTTTACTTCATTTTCAGCCCATAAATCCATAGATGTCTTTTTTCTACAAGAATATAAAGATACATTCCTGTCATCGATATAAACATTCGCGAATATCTTTCTTGTATCTCCACCGAACTCTGTAATAATTTCCGGAAGATTCTCATTAACAGCGTCAAAGATAAGTCCTTTCTCTGAACACCAGTCAACAGCCGCCTTTGTCTGCTCCTCGTTTCTACAAGTCCAAAGAATAACCTTATCCCCATTCAGCTGGCAATTCATAAGGAAGTCAATAAGTTCCATGTTCGGCTCACCAATCTCCGGGTATTTGTTCTCGCATAAAGTTCCATCAAAATCTACTGCAATAATGTTCTGTTTCATTTATTTTCTCCTTTCAGTTTTCAATCCATTCGTTATCGATATAGTAAAAACCAAATACGCATAGTCCGATAACAATTATCCAAATCACCCAGAATAACCATAGTTCCCAATCGCTTTCCAAATAATCAACAGTTTCTTCAATGGTGCTGTTTTCATAAAATGAAGAATTATCAGATATGGTTTTATCCCGTAATTCAGTAAATATGGTTCCTATATATTCCGTATCAACTCCATAATACTTATGCCGGACATGACTTGATTCTTTTATAGTGTCAATATGTTCAGTACTTGGAAACTCTACCTTGTTCGATGGGAAGATGTGTCCTAAAAATGTAATTTCCGAACATCTTTGTTCTTCGCTTCCCGCATAGTCCCCAGACCAATAAGTTTCAGTTCTGGTATGTGTCTTTCCTTTAGAATCGGTTGTAGTGACGGTTCGTGTATGCATATTGTAATGTTCCTCTATTTTTTCTATATACATATACTCCCCGTTAATTTCTGGATATGAAACAGTATCTACAGCCTTCAAATCTCCATAAACGAACGCATAACCGACGTTGGTTCTCATCCCATATCCAAACAGATCAGAGCTTTCGATTTTAATAGCTTTATTGTACTTTTCGTTCCGATCCAGAATATAGTTTGAAATTCTACCAGAAATCACAAAACCAATAAGAAGCATCATTGCGATTATGGATATACTTGCCATAATCTCACGCTTAGTAATTTCAAAATCTCCAAAATCAAAGCCTCTATTTTTCATGACATCAATCTCCAAATAAATTTTGAGGCGCATCTACAGGAGCACCATAATCAAGGTACTGATACTGCTGCGTTCCATATCCAGAAATATTTAAAAAGAATCGAGTAGGAAATTTTCTAACATAGCGATTGTATTCTTTAATCTGCTTGTTATAATTTTCTCTATACTCAGCAATTAAATTTTCCGTAATGGATAACTCATTCATCAGTTCCTTATAATTTTCATTAGATTTTAATTCCGGATATGCCTCTGTAACAGCAGCGATTGAAGTGGTTACATTTTCTATACTGGTTGCTTTTTCCCTACCCTCGACAATAGCTGTAAGTGTTTCAGCCTCATGCTTATCGTATCGTTTGACACAATCCGCAAGATTATAAACAAGATCGACTCGTCTTTTTTCCTGAACTTTAATGTCTGAATTAGCAGTGTTGACCTGTTCCTCCAATGCGAATGCTTTGTTTTGTGCTCCCTGAATTCCAAAAATACACATAAAAATAACCGCGACAATCCCAGCGGCCACGATAAGTACCAGTTTCCAATTTTCTTTAATTGCTTTCATCTCTATTTGTCCTCCTTAATAATCCCGATAAATTTCACTCGCTCTTCCGCCAGACTTACGAAATACCTTTTCCCCTTATAATCGACGATATCACCATCGTACTCATAGTTCTTGTCCGGCTCCGAAGCATACGCTAAGATGTTTATTTTTGTCGTTCTATTCATAGTTCCTCCAAATATCAAGCTCCAGGTTGCATGGCTGATTGATCCGCATACTGCAATGCCTGAAGTTTTTTCTTCATATTGTCTAAAATATACTCGACTGTGATTTTCGTTGTCTGCGCCAGTTTTATATACTTAGAATGTTCCTCGTACCACTTGAATATCTCATAGAGATTTCCACTCTGCCAACTGAATGACCACCAATCACAAATCATCTCCACAATATAATTGTATGGCATTTCAAGAATGGTCTCTAATTCTCCATTTTCCATATCATCATGAATAAGTATCCAATACTGCCAGTGATGTGGGTTTCTATGAATGTGTGTAAGCCATGCCCTTTGATAATCCTGGACAACTTTATAAGACCTGTTATTTCCATAAAAATATGCATCGTATGCGTTATACTCGTCTTCTTCGTCCTTCGACTTATCGTGAGCAAACTCAATCTGCCAGGCTGCATCTGAAATATCATTCGTAACATCTGGCAAATTCTCACATAGCCAGTCAAATCCTCTTTTAACATTAGCCCTATGATTTGCTAAATATTGGTCGTACTGGAAGCTCATTTTTTCACCGCCTTTTTCGTAATCAATTTTTCAAACAGATCCTTAGCTTCCGGACCGTCAATTGCATTGACAATAGTCACACCTTTATTCGGCAACTGTCTTCCGACACACAGCACACCTTCATTGGTTTTGTCATTATAGTCAATGCTTACTAAAACTGTATCTCTCATTATTGAATATCCTCCTTTCGGTACTTACTATAGTTAAAGCAGGTCAAACACCTAGGGCATGATGAACCTATACGCAGCACACCTTCATTTTTCCTACTGCATTCGTCATAAAAAATACTTGAATCATACATTTTATCTGGTGTTGTTATAGCTACATGTGTATATCCTTCTTGTTTTAGTTTTTCTAAATATACAATTACCTTTTCTATTTCTGTACCTTTATTCATTCTTCTCCTTCCAATTTACAGGTCTTTCTGATTGAGTATTGCAGTCATGGTCTAAACACTCACAACAAGGGTCACATTTCTCATCCAAATCTTTATGCTCGCAAGTCTTGCAATATTTTTCAAAATCAACTTCTAAATATACATTTTCCATAAAGCACCTATCCTTTATATGGTATCTGTTCTACATCTCCGCCAGGAGTAGTGACTGATTGCATAAGCTGTCCAGTTGCTTCGTCGAAATATATATTGTCCATAGCGTTGTTCCATTCATCAAACTGTTCAGAAATATCGAACCCTTTTGTTCGTCTGAGATTGATAAGTTCATCGTGAACAACCCTTCTCCAAGCTCTGGCAATTTCTTTTCTACTCTGTGAAAGAATACTATACAATCCGTGCTCATTTACAAAACTTACAGATCTTCTCTGACCTGCAACTACCATTGGTAGGTTCAGCTTTTCATCAGCCTCACACATATCAAGCATTCGCCACGTATTTCCGTAACTATACTCAATAATATTTGCTATATCTGCTGCCTTGAACAATGGTTCATCCAAATCACCATATACATCAAGAACACTACTACCTAATCGTATCTGTCCTACTACCTTTACTGAATTGTTTACCATTTTACGTATCTCCTTTCATTAAACGTCTTTTTCTCTTTTAATGCTCTAGCTATAGCTGTATCTATTCCAGAGCGAGATTTTAAGTGATAATAATACAAGTCTTTAAATGGTGTATTCATCCTGTCAATTCTTCCTGCTGACTGAGCCATTATTTTGTAAGAATAATTTTGTGAGAAGAATATAATTGTATCTGTTGTGATGCAGTTCCATCCTTCTGCTCCAGCATTGTATTGAACAAGATAAGCCCATTTATCACTTGTTGGAACTGGTTGATGCTTATGACCGTTCCATTCTGCAACTTCATATTCTGTCAGAATATTTTTCAATAGCTCCAACTCATAATCAAAGTTGTAAAATATAATAGCTTTCGGATGCTTCTCCATAACCTCAAGCAAAGCCACTTGTCTTGATTCATCCATATTTACAAGCTTCCGCCATACATAACAAAGTCCTGCTGCATTCTGTAGGGGTTCATTTTTATATGGGTCCCATCTATTTTTAGTTACTTCTTTATATTTAATGGTGTCATATCCAACATAAATATCTTCGTGATGTGATACCGTTTGTCGTTTGAAATCCATATTAACAAGAATTTTATTCCGAAGCCTGGTTAAACGTTCTGTATTAAGATACCTGTCAATCTTCGGAAACTTGCTAAATCTGCTATAAACAATATGTTCTCTTGTAAATTCACTTCGATTTTTATAGAATCCATTCGCAACAAAAACCGGTATATAATCCTGCCAAGTGTCCCCGGGTGTGGCAGATAACAAAATCCACTCGTTACTTTTCGCAATCTTCAAGAATGCCTTTACCCATGTTCCACTACCCACAACCCTTTGCTCATCAAATATAAAGAAAGCGTCTTTTACATCTGAATACTTCTTCACATTATTCCATGAATCCACAATCACTTTGTTAGAATATAAATTCACATCATCATGTGTAGACAATAAAAATGGTGCTAATTCCCCATCCCATTCGCAAGTATCACGCTTTCTGGCGGTCGTTATAATGTACAAATCTTTAGGTGGGTCATTCATTGGTTCATAAAGATCAGTCCCAATAATTCCACCATTTCGCACATAGTAATAAGCTATTGAAGTTAAGGATTTTCCACTTCCAACACCACCACATAAAATGCAACCTGTTTTCATCCTTTTTATTGCATCTAATTGATAGTCTCTTAATGTAACACCTGCCATTTATTTACCCTCAATGACAAAACCATCCTCAACTTCAACTTCGTATCCAGCACCTATGAGATTTGCTTTAGGTCCGCACAGAAGCAATTTTGTACCGATTTCTTCATCTGATAATTTCTGATATTCAGAATAATATCGTATTATGGAATCCTGCACAGGTTTCGTTACACAAATCTTCGTGCAATCAAATGTGCTCTTTTCTGTAACTTCTATATTACACATCTCGGCTACATAACCATAAAAAGCTACCAGTCCCTGCTCGCACTTTCTCTGAGAAATTGAATATCTCTTTTTCATATTGTGTCATCCTTTCTTTGTTATTAAAATCTTCTAATCACCCAAATATCTGAAAAGTACATAGGTGTATACCAGTATTTGCTCTTATCGTCATCCGTGGTCATCGGATCTGTTATAGAATTTCCAACTTTTATATAACCGGCTACACCAAGTAAAGAAATTTGTATATAGCACATAAGAGCAACCGTTTCATCAATATCCTGTCCGACAACCAGTAAATGTCTTTGAAAGTTCATCGATGGCGTTGCTTTTTCCATCTTTCTTTTGATAGTATTAATAGCAGCTATAAGGGTTGCTCCTGCTCCACAGCATTCATCCGCAAGAGAAATATAACCTTGCTTTTCCAACTTATCTTGAAGATTACTATCTAAATCGCTAGTAACAACATCTGCCATCAGCTGACAAACTGAATACGGTGTGAAGAACTGACCAACTGAACTGTTACCAAGTCCTAAATCCATAAACATTTTTCCTAAGAAATCCTGTTCCGGATTAGCGTCCAAAGCCATTGTTGTATATGCAGCCAGTTTAGGAAATATCATCTGTTCGTCCTTACCGTATCTATGGATGATGCTCAAATATCTTTCCTCTCTGTCTTTATAATGAAATTTATCAAGAGGATTTGATATCGCACACGAAAACATAATTACAAAATCTCTCCAAACATCAAATGGTCTATGAGTTCTCGTCAGTTTATTAAACTCATTCAGAAAGTCTTTTGAATATGTCTCAGCCGGCATTTTTTCTGTTTTTATTTCTACTTTTTGTTTTGGTTCAACCGTTTTCTTCTTATCAATGTTTGACAAATCAATTGTCGGTTCCCATTTCTTTGTCACTTTCTTAACCGGTGGCTTCGGCTTATTAAATGACTTTTTCTTAAAGAACATATGTGTCTCCTTTCAAACATAAATGGGTGCCAACCATAATCAGCTGACACCCGCAGATTTTAATAGAATGGAACCTCGTCCTCTACCGGAGATTCTTCTCTTGCATATTTTTCAGCAAACTCATCCTCTTCGATAGTTACATACATCGTCTTATCATATGCCTTAATTCCAGTCTTTCCATTTACTTCCCAGGAATATGGTCTAATTACCAAATCAACATTACGGATTTCAGCGAAATCTAATGCACTGATAGAATCCTCATCTAATTCAGTAGTTGTTCTTCTAGTAACCATATAAATCTTTGGTGGAATGTTCTTGTAACTTACAGCGACCTGAATATAATGCTTTGGTTCATCTCCCTCATCTCTAGGCTCAAGAATTCTTACATTCCATCCGTCACTTGATAACTGCTCAACATCCATGTCATCTTCAATGAGTACACAGAAGTTTCTGTCGCCAGCACGATTGTACTTAGACTCCTCTCCTCTGAAGTTTCTAAACATAATGTGAGCCCCTTCAATTTTAATGTTTCCTACTGCTTTATTAGCCATGATAAAAATCTCCTTTAATTGTTATTTAGTTTCTACAGGTGGATTCATCACCTGACTTGAAATCACTTCTGAAATATCATAATTTTTTCCACAATCCATATGGTATGCGTCGTCATTGAAATGTGGACAGTCAAAGCAAGTTGCGTATTTAGCATCTCCGCAAGGCATAAGCTTTGGTGTATTCTGCTTCTTCTCCGTTATAAATGGGTCATCCGACACAAACATTTCAAAATCACCATATTGAGAAATAGTATCTACTGCCTCATTCACAAGTTTGTCATAGTAAGACCTGTCAATGTCATCAACTTTATCAAGTTCTCTGACCATCTCAGATTCCAGCCATCTATATCCCTTTGTACCTGTTGCGGCATAATACTTATTGTCTTTCTCACGCATAAGTAATCCGCCTCCAGATCCCTCTTTTATAGGACAGAACTGTCCAACTTTTCCAATGAAGCGATAATTATGCCCCTTCGCGATAAGTGGATTTAGTCTCTGACAAGTGCTTTCAAATGTCGTATCAGACAGCAATCCTTTCTTGAAATCACTTTCAGCTTTACTAAATTCTTTTTCATATTGAGACACATCCGGTAAGCCCTCATTTAAGTCCAAATATAAAGAACCGCTTACAGATTTCGTTTCACACATATCCTCGAATTTAATATCCTCTTTACTAAAGAGGTTTTTAAATACATAAGGAATCTGAAACTGAGTTCCTGTAGCGGTCCATGTTCCTGGGTTTTCTGGATCATCATCAGCCAATTTTGCAACATACACAGCATTATTGACCAAACAAATCCTGTCAAATATATGCTCTACCTCGAAATCATATCCGTGACGTTTGCCATACTTACAAATAAAATCAAGAATATAATCATCCGGATGTTCAATCTTAATAGAGTCTGTCTTAATGTGAATTACTTTGTATCCCTGTGCTTCAACTTCATGCCTAAGGTCAATCATAAACAATGCTCCTCGCTTTGCTACAATATTATCCTTATTCCTTGAATCTCTGAAGGCATTCATAAATCCTGCGGCTGTTAATCCGTACACAGAATTAATCGCAATCTTCAACGCTTGAGCCAGTGCCTTTGCCTTACCTGTATCATCAAGATATTTGGCTAATGCACCTTCAAACATATCTCGTACCATATCGAAATCGCCATGCTTAATATGGATACGAATGTCCAAAATATCTTTAAACCTCTTTGTGAAATCTGGTCCAAATAAGCACTCTGATATAGCTGAGTTAGGATGCATCGAACCAACATCTTCTGTTTCTGAGAGTCCGTACATTCCTGGAGCCGCCCATACTTCTCCGCCTTCTCCAACTTCCTCACCTCTGTAAAGGGATTTCCCGTTCTCGAATCTATAGTCTGGGAAATATGGTAATAAACTATCACCTTTTGGTCCGTGGAATGGCTCAGCCATCATCTCCGGCTTTGCCTCTTTTAAGAATTCTAATACATCATCTGGTAATTCCGTAACCGGCTCAGACAAATCCCTATACATAAATTCACTCTGAGGATTGCGATTCTTTCCAAATATAAATTTTGTAGTCAAACTATTGGTAGTATCGTTTACTGAACCATTAGCTAACTCTGCTAAAATCTCTCTGGCAACGAAATCACCAAGATTTGCTTTGAATGTAGCCTCTGTGGCGATAACATCATCATCACAATATTCAGCTACTTTTGTCCAAAGTTCTTCCGGAACAGGTTGGTCCCAAGGAAGTCCAAGCTCGTGGTGCTTTATCTTTTTGCATAATGCTCTGACTTCATCGTCCATCTTCGAATATGGATCATTAGCCTTGTTGCTCAACTCAATTTCCCATTTCTTAAGAGATTGCTTCTTTGAGCAGAAATCATATACATCTGTAAACGAAATATTGTAGGCTTCTCCGAAGAAACAATTTGGACTATTATTAATAATCTTTTGTGATAAGTTATACAATTGTTCATTCGTATACCCCATGAATCTGGCATACATAATATGATTATCGTATCGTCTACAGTTGAACCCAACTAATCTAAGCTGTATCAATTCCTCTATTTCGGTCGGTGTTGGGTTAATCATTCTGACAACAGGCTTTCCCTCACCCTCTATTTTCCAGTTGACCAGGAACAGGTTCGGAAATACCTCAATATCATAGAATACAAGCTTTGCATCATCATTTTTTACAGCATTAGAATTTTCTTCTGATTTAAACTGCATCTTGTTGACAAGCTTGATACAATACTCTGCCTGATGAGAGCTGTTCGCTGCAAATGCTAATACCGCATTTCGCATATCTGTTACATCATATTTGAGTTCACTACTATGAGCATCCTCCAATATTTTGTATATGAAATCGATACTAGGCTTAGTTCCTGGATGGATTTCCTTATTGAGATTTCTCTTTATAAGTGTCCTAAGTCCTTTCTCACTTTTTATGGCATCAAAATTTACCATTTTGTCTTCTCCTTTCATTGGCAATCCAGAAGATATAGTAGCTATTGGTAAATTGTTGCATTTCGTTAGTTTTCTTCTTAATGAACTTTTACCAGTAAATACTTTTACCTCTATATGGTCATCGTAGATTCTGCTTAGCTTAGAAGGGTCTCCAGAATATAAATAATGAAGATGTATTCCTTGACCACTTTTACTCAGTTCTGCATAAGTCGGTGGCAACTTACTAGCAGCTTCCAAATTCTTTTCGAAAGATTTATTTCCTGTTTCGTCTGGAATATCAAAATCTACGACAATGTGATTTTCTGGAACTTTCACATAATGAATTTGTGAGGTATCCAGAGCAGATAATTTTGTTTTTACTTTTTCCCATTTCTGCTGTGGGGTTTCATTTTGTGAAGCATATTGTGCTGGACAATACGCACATACAGAATCAAATATTGACTCCTGTTCTTTGAACTCTATCTGATAAGTTTTTGGTGTCTCTTTTTTCTTTATTTGAGTATCACTTTCAAACTTATCTGTTCTGAATCCTATGTAATAGCTTCGTACTCTTGAGCCGTCATCAAAATTAAATCTCTCTTGGAAATCCTTGAAATAGTTTTTCAATTCTTCCTGGAATGCCCTTCTCGATAACGGATAACCAACTTTCGCTTCCTCACAGTAATTCTTATACATTTCCCAAGCTGCTTTTAGGGTTGTTCCATCTTCTTTTTTAAACACATAATAAGAATCAGCTATAAAGTTATAGAAATCGTTAGATGCACCAAGCATTGAAATTGGAATATAATCATCGTATCTGCCAGGATTATCCAAATAAATTTCACGGCAATGATAAGCAATCGCACCAAGTTCAAAGCTAACCTGTTTCACAATGGTCTTATATTCCTTTGGATTAAGCTTATTTCCAGATGGGGATACATCAATCAGTCGTCTTATAAGACCGGATTTGGCATCTGTAATACGTACAGGTTTATTAGTTCCCATAAATAAGAAACATTTGAAACGGTTCGCATATGTTGATTTGAATTTCTCATTTACAGTCATTAACTCATGCGAGACCAAACTGTTAAGCCTTGTATTATCCTCAATCCTTGACAAGTCTCCATCGTGCTGAATAGCCACCAGTGGATTACTTTTAAATGCCTCTAACGCAAAAGAGTTACTACTAGACCCCAATGCTTTCGCATCAAAGACTGAGTAGTAACCCTCAAATAGCTGCTGAATAATATTCAAAATTGTCGATTTACCCGTACCAGCTGCTCCGTATAGTACAAGAAATTTCTGTAATTTCTGCGACTCACCACATACTATTGAACCGATAGCCCACTCTATCTTCATTCGTTCTTCCGGAGAATATAAAGTGCTAATCAGTTTTTCATATGCTGTTATATCACCCTCTTCAAGAGGATAATTAAGCCGCTTGCTCGCATAATCTTTTTTTGTTGTTTCCGTATTGGAAAATATAAGTTTATCGTCAAGCGTATGAAAACTGTCTCTTAATTGTTTCTGACAGTATTTATGCCAAGAGTCAATCATTCCGCTCTCAGCGTCCCACATATGCAGGACTTTAATATCTGAGTTAAAGCGTTGGCGATTCTCCTCAGCATATCTATCCAGTTCGCGGTCTATAAGTTGTAAAGCATCTTGTTCATCTGTAGACCATAAACCACGTTCTTCTATCCAGATAGCGTAAAAATCACCACCTCGAATCATAAGATCTGTGCTTTTTTTTATAAGGAACTTTGGATAGATTTCTATTGTTCCGCGCTTTGTACTACGCGTTGAAACCACCATAAAATCCAACATCACATTTTTATACTCCTTCCGATTCCTTCAACTCATCAATTTCTTTTCGCAAAGCTACGATCTCCTGCTGCATTCTTTTACTCTCAGCACGCATTGTCAATAGGTTCAAACCTGCAACAACACTAAATAATGTTGCAGCCTTATTAAATTTGTGCTGATGCACCAGTGCTTTGTAAATGTATATAAGATGCTTATCTGTAGCATCCATATTTCTAAAAATATAACTTACTAAATCGTTCATAATAAGTAATCTCCTTTCAAATCAAGTAATACTGTCAAGATACCAACATGCCTGATACCAAATTTCCACTTTTCTCAAGTCATAGTGACAATTTTCAAGCGTGAATAATCCGCCTTGCCCATCTGGCTCATACTGCCTCTCTAAAAATCTTGTTACAATATCTTCAACACGATTCTCATTAAATTTTCTGTCATCCATAGAGCCCAGCCCAAGATTAGTAATCATATTCCAGAACCATTGTCCTGTTCTGTCGCCAATCTCTGGGTCGTCCATAATATGTTCCTCTAAACGAATTGAAAGTGCTATTAGCATCTCCAATACGCTACATGGACTATCATCCAGATAATTCGCTATAACAGAGCAGTCATATCCGTTCTCGTATCCAAATCGATAACGTAGTTCAATACCGTCCTCAAATCGATTGCTGTCCATAGTAAGCTGATATGTGAAATCCATATTGTGGAGAAAATTTAATAGCTTTCTATATGATAATTTCTTCGGATATTTTGTATCACATACCAGACCATACATCCAATCGAAATAATCAAATTTTAATTCGTCTCTGGTCATTACATCTCCGTTCTATGTGGCTGAGTTTCAAAAATTTCCTGATAGTTTCTCTGGTCTAACAGAATTTCATAATCGCATTTCTTAGCATCGTTTCTCACATAAACGGAGTCATCCTCATACTCTCCGAAATGCTCAAGTGAATCTTCCCCAACAGTTTCTTCAATATCATCCACAATTTCATTCATATCATCTAGTAACACTCCGTCAGCCGTATATGTAAGACTTATTTTTTCGTAATCATCAAACTCTCCAAAATCTGACGGCTGTATAACATATGGTCTGTCAACAGCAATTTCCTGCTTCTGTTTTTTATTTTGCATATCGCTATAGTTCACATAGCCTTCCCTCTGTAATATTGCTGCACATTCAGCAATACTCGGTTTATCTACAGTTCTACTGTCAGCAGTTTTTTCAACAACAGGCTCTACTGATTCTTCTTTTTTATCCTCGTCAAATACTCTTCTTGAATTGAAGTCTTCCTCTGCGAGCTTCTCATACTTATCTTTAAAATATGAGTATGTACCGATTACACCAATTCCAGCACCAATAATCGTGCCTAAAATAAATGCTACTTTACTGTTCATTATTATCCCCCTCTGTCTTGATAGTCATAACGGTTAATGCTAAACCGCCAAAAAGTAAAGAGGCACTCAACAGAATGCCCCCTGTAATATGTCTTTTTCGATGGGTATCGAGAATATAATCCATCATTGATATGAAGTTACCGATTCCTTCCATAATTAGTGCTCCTTTCCACCAAATAAAACAGCCAGACCACTCCAAAAGCAAATTCCTGCAACTGCTGATAATGTTAATCCCACTACATGCATAATAATTCTCCTTTCTATTCTCCACTTGAAAAATAGTGGTTTCCAATCTGAAACATAGGTGTTCCATAATTCCCATATCTATCAGCTGTAAAGAATATAACATCGTAATTCTTCCTATTACGAAGCTCTTCAATTACAAGCTTACAAATATAATCGTCAATATAGCATCTGTCAACTCGCCCATTCCACATAGAAGAAAATTGACTTGGCTGATAAACTACTTCATGAACTGCATTAGGAAAAGAATCAGAGTCAACACGATTTAAAATAGTATCAATTACTAATCGTTTGCCATCTTCACATTCTCCCTCAGCTTCAGCCATAGTAACAAGAGCAATTAACTCAATATCGTCATTTGAAATATCAGTATAAATTTCGCAGGCAACGTCTTGAGGCGCTGGCTCTTGCACTACTACTTCCTCCTTCGGACTAAATGATACTTCTTCAACCGCCTCAGTTTTGATAACCTCAACTGTCACTGTCTCATTAATTTCATCGTTTTCACTTGTTGTGATTGGTGATGCTGCTATACAAAAAGAGCTGGTGATTATCAGTAGTACCATCCAAATTATTTTTTTCATATGCAAATTCTCCGTTTAAATCAGATCTAATATATTACCGTCCACATTGAAGTCTAATAAAATTGCTGGTTCATAAGATCCGTCTTCTGTCTCTCTGTTTGTTTCTAAGATGCCAAAGTCCACGAAATTATCACCAACTTCATTGTTCTTGTTATATACCCAACCTACAATCTGACCTTCCTTGGTTCTGTCAATTCCAAGCATATCGTATACATCATTTAAGAATACATATCCTCTGGCATGTAAAAGATCATTTGCATACTGCTGCTGTCCTCGTAACATAAGTAAATTATACTGTGTATCTTTCTCATACCCTTTGCAAGTCTCATCAAAGAATCTTGCATATCCGCTATCTGCGTTAGCTACATTGACAGTAGATTTTACTTTCTTCTCTTTACCTGTCTCTGGATCTTTTACAGTTTCCTCGAATTTCTTAGCCTTAATATCATATTTCAGCTCTTTGTCAACCTGCTCTCCAAATCTTTCAACAACTCGGTTACGATATTCCTTGAATGACTTGTCGACAGTTGCGTATGCTGCTGCCAGAGCTACATTTCTCTTTCTGAGAATATTATTAGACGCTACAATACTTGTGATTGATAATGCACCTAATGCAATAGCCGGAGCATATAACTTAACAAGCTTAACACCTGTCTGAGCATAAATAATAGTCAAGTCTTTCTTAGCATCTTCCTGTGAATAGTCAGCTTTGATTTCCTCATTTTCAGAGCATTCATGCACAGCATTTACATCTTTTTTATGCTCTTCTAATACCGTACTTAATTTTGTTGTCGCTTTACAAGCCATTACAGCACTTGCAACTGTTCCAACAACACCGGCTACGATAAGAATTTCCGGGCTATGCTTTTTCACTTTGATGGTTGCTGTATTTACAGCGCTTGTTACCTTTGTAATGATTTCATTCTTTTTCATGGTTATTTGTTCTCCTCTTCTAAAAGTTTTATATGATCAATGAGATGCTCTAAATACCATCTCGCTTTTTCTAAGTCCTGTACACCGTTCTTATTTTTCCAACGGCATATATATTTGAGTACATTTCCAGTGTCAGTAGCCTCAATGCCTTTCAAATCAAATGTAAATGCCTCAATAACATCAATTACCTCTAATCCAGTTTCACTCTGATAATGTGCTGGATGTGATACCATAACATCTTTTGACTCGTACATAATCTTCCTCCTAATCTATTGGATTTGCTCTTGGAAACTTGATAGTATATCCGTCCCTTGTATTAATAACCCTTGCATTTCTGATATTGTCAGTCCAGCCGTAATTATTTCCTGTCCAAGGACCATCAACCCCAACCAAATCGAAATAGTCTGCAACACTTACAATTCTGTAACTTGCAACGATTTCGTCCATAGCAGCTAATACATTTTCTGCCTCAGTTCTGGTGTCAAAGTAAATATCATCGAAATCGCAACCACCAATAGAACTCTGTGAATTGTAATTCCTTCTGTTGCCCTGTGCTGGGTCTTCATAATATTTGCGATAAGATACTTTGCTTGCGGATGATCTTTTACCACTAGGGCTCTTAACTCCAAGAACCGCCTTAACAGCATCAAGAATAATATCCTTCACGGCAGGCACAACGATATCCTCGAAAATGTAGCTTTTTACGTTATCTACATCTTCTGGAACAAATATCCCTGCAAGTTTATTAATTCCGCTCTTTTTCTTTGTCTTAACAGAACCGGATACAATTTTTTCTACCTTCTTTTCTGGTAGTTCAGCTTTCGCTCGTTCTCTCGATTTATGTGAGTTGGACTTGTATTCTTCCATTCTTTTCCTCCTAATTGATAACCATTAATTCCCCAGGCAAAGTAATTTTCGATGCTGGCATACGGTTATTATTTTTCTTAAACTGATACGCTAAATTACTCTTTGCTTTCTTTTCAGATGCTGCGTATGTGGACCCCGCCCAATTATGGGCAATACACCTGCCAAATTCCATAACTGGACCATTATAAGCATACTGATTCATAACAATACCTCCATAATAAAAAATAAGAGAGAAAGCACCTTGTTATAGGTACTCTCCCTCTCTCTTGTCAGAATAATAATTCTTTAATTTTCAGAATCATTCTCATCAACTGTTTCAGTGTTTTCATCCTCAACTGTGGTCTCATTCTCAACAACACGAAACCCTTTACGCGCTTTCATTTCTTTCAGTTTACTAACTGCTGGTGCTACTACGAACTTGTA